GTATCCATTTATAAACAGCGACAGTTTTTTTTCTCACGTTATAACAATCGACAACAATTTATTTAATTAAACGCATTACTTCCAATAACTTTCTATTATCACTAATCTATAGTAGATATATTTTAGGTTTGCGTGGTAAATTTTAAGGTTTGCGTGGCGGGTACACCCCCAGACGCACCCGCATTTTATTATATATATATATACCGGACTTGAGGACACCCTTACAGCCACCCACACCTTTATACACAGACATCTTTTCTGTTTTATTTTTTTCAAAATACACTAGATATAGTATATGGATTACTTTAGTGCAGACGATTTAGATTCAGTTGCTTACATAGAAGAAGGCTCAAACAATGTTATATTAAAGTTTTATGGCTTTCCTAATAAACTAGCAGCCGATTTATTTATTAGCTATGCTATGCTCAATATGGGTTTTGATTACCAACCTGTATCTGGTACAAAATCCGACATGATACACTAAATATGGATATTAAAATACCTTACACACCAAGGAAGCATCAAGCCTACTTGCACAAACAAATAGATAAACACAGATGGAATGTATTAGTATGCCATAGAAGATTTGGCAAAACAGTATGTATGATCAATCACCTAATTAGGTCAGCATTACTGTCCAAACTAAAAAACCCTAGGTTTGCCTACATTGCACCCACCTTCAAACAAGCAAAGTCTATTGCATGGGATTACATGAAACAGTTTACCGCCAAGATACCCCACACTAAATTTAACGAAACAGAACTACGTGTAGACCTACCTAATGGTGCAAGAATCACCTTGCTAGGCTCGGAATCCCCAGATGGGTTAAGAGGTATATACCTTGATGGCTGCGTGATTGATGAGTACGCAAACGTAAACAGTAAGTTGTTTCCAGAAATAATTAGACCAGCATTATCAGATCGTAAAGGCTACTGTGTGTTTATAGGTACACCAATGGGAATGAACAATAACTTTTATGAGTTGTACCAACACGCACAAGGTGCGGAAGATTGGTTTAATTATAAAGCTAAAGCATCAGATACCAAGATCGTAGACAATGATGAGTTGGTCAAGGCAAAAGAAGTTATGGGTGAGAAAAAGTATCTACAAGAGTTTGAGTGCGATTGGATTGCTAACATTGAAGGTGCAGTATATGGGGATGTGATTGCAAAACTAGATGATGATAAACAGCTTACAAGAGTTCCCTACGATCCTGCACTACCAGTATCTACCGCATGGGATCTTGGGGTCTCCGACCACAGTAGTATAATATTTTATCAGCAGTTAGGTAGAAGCATTAATATAATAGATTACCACGAAGAAAGAGGTCAAGGTTTACCATACTATGTTAAGATGGTTAATGACAAAGAGTATGTCTACAAAGATCACTTTGCACCACACGACATTGAAGTTACCGAGTT